GTTTGAAATTGAGATATATCCGCAGTTCCGGAGTATGGATGAAGTACCTCCGGAGGGGAGGACAATCAAGAAAGACAACAACAAGGCTCAAAAGAATCTGAATGACAAGAACGCAAGGAAATACGTTGAGAGGTTAATCAACGAGAATTTCAGCGACCGTGATATTTGGATGACGTTGACCTATGATGATGCACACCTCCCGCCGGACGGGGATGTTGATGCAGCAATCAAAAATGTGCAAAAGTACATCCGACGCATCAACTATCAGAGGAAAAAGAGAGGTCTCCCGAATGCAAAATATGTCTATGTGACCGCATACAATCCGGATGCGGAAATTAGATGGCATCATCACATTGTCATGGATGGTGCTTTAGACATGGAGACAGTTGAATCCTGTTGGAAACAGTCAAGCAGGAATGAGGTTCGCAGGTTGCAGACAGACGAAAACGGTCTGTCCGGTATGGCGAACTATATCGTCGAAGAAAAGAACCGTGTTCCGTCGGAAAAGAGATGGAACAGTTCGCAGGGATTGAGAGACCCACGAATCAAGGTCGTACACTCCAAACGTCCGGCAGCAGGAGGCAGCTATAAAAAAATAGGGTCATTTGTTGACGGTATGGTCAAAGATAGGGATTCAATACCGGAGATATTAAAAAAGTGGTATCCGGACATGGATTTCACGAACGCAAATGTGTACTACAACGATTTTAATTGCATGTTTTACATACATGCACGAATGAGGAAAAGGAGGCTACAAAGTGAAAAGACGGAAAAGACGGGCAAGACATGCAGGACGACGTGATGCGTTCCATTTGACAATGATTACGGTATTGATGACGGTGTTGTGCTTGATGATAGTGAATATCAAAGAACCGGAGCAGACCGAGGAGGAGCAGCCGGAGACGACACATGCGGAAGTGGTACAGAATCCGGAAACAATCGTGCAGACAGCAGAGGAGACCGAAAGCAAATACAAGGTTTTCGATGGTATGTCCGAGGACTGGGGGAGCGATGACCTTGAGGGATTCGTGCTTTATAAGTTACCGGAACAGTATGCGGATAAAGGTTATTTTCCGGAGAAAATGCAGATATACACAAGATGTCTATGCAAGCAAAATGACGTTCCCTATGCCCTTGTAGTGGCAATCATCGAGCATGAATCCGGATATGAATTTGACAAGGTCGGAGACGGCGGGCAGTCAAAGGGATATATGCAGATATATGAGAAATGGCACACTGACCGGATGAAACGGTTAAGCTGCACTGACCTCATGAACCCGTATCAAAACGTGAGGGTCGGGATTGATTTCCTGTCGTACTTGCTCAAAAAATACGGCACGGTGCAGGATGCACTTGCAGCGTACAACTACGGTGAAAAGGGTGCGAGGGAACATTTGTGGAGCAATGGCGTGTATGTCTATTCATACAACAGTGCAATCATGCAGAGAATGAAAGAGATTGAGGAGGTGGTCGGGAAATGAGTTTTGACTGGCGACCGAAATCAAAAGACAGGTATTTCAGAAAAGCCGAGGCAGCAGTCAAGGCAGCGGGATTCGATGACATCCTGCAAATCAGCAGAGAACAGTTTGCAATCACGAAAAACACGGTCAAGGTGTATTTCAAGCCGATTCCGAGAGAGGGAAAGACCCGCCGATGGTGGGAGGCAAAGAAAAGCATCACAGGGATGCAGGAGCAGTCCGGAGGGCGTGACGAGTTCGGCAGGAAAAAGAAAACCATTTTTATTCATGCCTATATGGTTTTAGAAATGGAGGAGCAGGACAGGTGAGGGTAGGAGAAATCATTGAAAGAATCAGACACATGCTCAAGGTCAAGGACTGCAAACATGTATGTCTGTTCTGCGAATATTATGACATCTGCAAAGAGGAGGCGAAAGCGAATGAACATGAGATATGCAAAGAGAAGTGAGGACACGGAGCAAATCAACGTCGTGTCATGGGCGGGGTGGAACATGAACCGTTATCCGGAATTAAAGTGGTTGTTCCATGTGCCAAACGGAGGCAGCAGAAACAAGCAGGAGGCAGTCAAATTCAAACAAATGGGTGTCAAAGCGGGCGTTTCTGATTTGTGCCTCCCATATCCGAAAGGGATTTACTGCGGATTGTTTATCGAAATGAAATACGGCAACAACAGGCAGCAAGACACACAAAAAGAGTTCCTTGCAGACATGGCAGCAGCAGGACATTTCGTCGCAACCTGCTATTCAGCGGAGGAGGCGGTTAAGGTTATTGAGGAATACTGCAAATTGATGAATCACAAAATGGGAGATATTGAAATTGTCATACCATTGGAAAACAGAGAGGCATTAAGAAATATAACAATGAGCATCCCGAACAACAGCATCCTCAAGGACGGGAAAATCAAGAATAGAGGAGAAAAGCGATGAAAGTATTGATTGCGTTAGGTATTGCAGCGGTTGTCATGCTTGCGATGGTATTTCTTGCGGTGATTTTATTCGTGGCAGCAGTTGCGGTCGATATAGCGTCCGAATTTATGGACTAAAAAATATAACAGGATAACAGGAGGAAAAACATGAGAATTATTGCAGTAATGTCACCAAAGGGAGGAATCGGGAAAACGACGACATCCGATTCAATCGCCTATATGTTAGGCGAGGAGCAGGGAAAGAGAGTGCTTGTGTTAGACGGAGACCCGCAGGGCGATACATCAAAGACATTCGGAGTGTACGAACCGGGTGGAATCGGCATGAGTGAATTGCTTGAGAAACATGAGTGCGTCGGAGGTACATATAAAACAGGCGACTTGATTCGACCGACAGAGTATTCACACGTTGACATCATTCCGGCGAATGGCTATCTCATGAAAACGGACATGAATTTGCTACTCAAAGAGGAGGACAATCAAGTTACACGATTGCGTGAGGCGTTGGAGGAGGTAGCGGACGCATACGATTATTGTATTTGTGATTGCGGTCGACTGCTTGACATGGTGGTCATCAATATCCTTATATCGGCAGAGTTAATCATTGCACCCGTAAAAGTTGGAGGATATGAAATCGAGGCATTGCAGAACCTTGAGGAGCAGATTGAGGATTTGAGAGACATCAATCCGGATTTGAGAATAAAGGCACTCATGACCATGCGACAGAAAAATAAAACCTCTCTTGAGGTTGAGGAGTGGTTGAAAGCAGATTCCGGATTTGATATGTTTGTCACTCCGGTTCGCCGTTCCATTGTTGCGGAGAAATCAACAACGGCAATGATACCACTCCCGAAATTCTCAAAGCGTGGAATCGTGTCTCAAGATTACAGATGTGTTGTGCATGAGTTACTCAAGGAAATGGAGGGGTAAGGCATGGAAAACGAGACAATACAAATCCTTGAGTTATTCGGAGGGATTGGGTCGCCTCGATGTGCCTTGAGAAATTTGAACATTCCAACGAAAGCAATCGACTATGTGGAAATCAATGAAAAGGCGGTGCGTTCGTACAATTCGATGTTCCGTGAGGAATTGGCATATAAAACACAAACGGTTGTCGGATGGAATCTAAAACCGGACATTCTGATTCATGGCTCACCTTGCCAAGACATGAGCATTGCAGGACATCAAGGAAAAGCGACAGGAGAGGGCAGAATCAACCGAGGCAAAGGTTCAGACGAGGGGAGCGGAACACGTTCCTCTCTCATGTGGGAGACAATACACATCATTGAGAATATGGGCGAATGGAGACCTCGTTATGTGATATGGGAAAACGTGAAGAATGTGAAATCAAAGTACATGAGACCGAATTTTGACAGATACATGGTTGAAATGGAGCGGTTGGGATATACGAACAATTTTGAGGTACTGGATGCGAGAGAGTTCGGATTGCCACAGGCAAGAGAGCGAGTGTTCACAGTTTCTGTTCTGAATGGAGAAAGATTTGAGTTTGATGACCTTATAAGAACACCGATGCGAAACTTGCAGGAGTTTCTTGAGGATGATGCAAGTGTTCCGGATGTTTACGATGTGACACAACCGTCTGTACTTGCATGTATCGGAGAAAAAGGCATCCGCAGGGCAACGGTTATCAAAGATTGTGCATATACCATCACAACGAGACAAGACCGGACACCTGCACAGGTCATCGACCGAGGCGATGGACGCTATCGTTATTTGACCGAGCGTGAATGTTGGCGATTGATGGGTTACACGGACGAGGATTTCGACAGGGCGAAAGCAGTGCAGGAAAGAAACGGAAAATATTACAAAGCATTATATGACCAAGCAGGAAACAGCATCGCCGTTCCAATATTCGAGAGCATATTCAGAAAAATTATTTTGCATGAGGTCGCATAAGACCGGAAAAGGAGGAAAACACATGGGAAATATTGTGAAAACAGCAAAATGCAGATTCTGCGGTCAAATGACGCAGATTGAGGCAGACGAAGAACTGACAGCAGCACAGGCAGAGGAACAGGCAACAATGACATGTAACTGCACAGATGCGGTTGAGTATCAGAAAGAGAAACAGAGGAAAGAAAAGGCAATGCAGAACGTCGCTGCACTGTTCGGGGAGGCAGCAGCACCGGACAAGAGATGCGGAGAGGGCATTGTCAAGATTCTCAAGGCAGCAGTCGAGGAGATTTACACCGGAGGATTGGCAAAAGTCACATTGAACCTCCGTGGAGGCGTGAAAGCCTCTATTTCGCAGAACAGCAAGGGCGAAATCAACGTCGAACGTACCGAGACAAAAAAACAGAAACTCACAGAGTAATGACAGGAGGGTGAACAGATGGCAGCAGGATTCAGCGTGAAAGACGCACTCAACAAGAACAGCAAAGCAGGGATTGACGAATCTCCGAGAGCAAGATTCCGCACAAAGGACATTTCAATTTTCAAGATGTACCGCAACGACATGAATTTTTATA